AGAATATTTAAACTCAATAATTCTTCCCTAGTCGGAAAATTAGAATGAGTTATCTGAAAATTAATTTTTCTCAAATACTTAACATCTTCTTGAAGCCATATTGGGATATTACGAAGAAGATAATCAGGACCAACAATCTTTGCACTCTGCTCAAAAGACCACTTATAAATTAGTCTGATATAATTATAGGCAACAGGATCAATACCTAGAGTATCATATGCTAGACCGATTAAGCGAGCAAGATTGATATAAATTGGGGCACTACGATCCCTAGGAACACCAGCTCTCCAGAAATATTGGGGTAAAGGACGCCATGAAACTATCTTAGAAATCTTTGGTTGATGAAGTTCAAGATTAAAATTAGATGAATCAATAAAATGACGTTTAAGATAAGTAGGACCAGTATGAACATAATTCAGAACTTCATTATTGCGAACAGTCATATATGTCAACATACAGGTAAATTCTTCAGAATTCTTCATTCTGATTCTATGACAAACCCACAAATATTGAACAAATCCTTCAATATTAATAAAATTACGAAGATTTTTAGGATAAATTTTAAGAAAATCATCTCCATAAACAGCTAAGGCAATCAACCTACGACTTAGATAAGTCCAAATAACCTTACGAATTTTAGGTTGTACTTTAGCCATAACATTAAAAACATAAGAAAGCCAATAAACAATACCAACTATCCAACTATCACCATGAGAAGTCTCCAAAGAGCCACTAGGCATAACTCCGATCAATAGAACGAAGTCCTTTAGCCAACGAACAGTTTTACCTGCAAGCTGCTCTGCACAAGACTCAAGAATATATTGAAAAGTACGATAATGAGGATCTTCATCATTACGCTGGACCCAAATCTGAGCAAACATTAGATAAAGAACAAGAGGAATAGCAGTAATAGATGTGTCCAAAGATTTAATATCACCAGAAGCAACCAACATATCACCAGAAGAAACAAATTTATAAGTACAACAAACATTATCTTTTGAATCTCCAGGAAATGAAACTCGTTCATATTTATCCATTCGCTCACCATGCAATGCATTGTGAAGAAGAAATGCACCCCCTCTAGTCCAAGTAAACCCAATTGAAATATTAACAGTCATATTCTTAGCCGCTCTTTTACCATAAATATCAGTACACTCTGGAAAATACGTTCGCTCACCTTTCACTCTAGTCTGAAAAAACTTATGAAGCATAGAATCATTAGAAAGAAAGAATAAACGAGATTTATGAAACATTTCAGAAACTGTTGAAGACTGTAAATCACCCAAATCAATTGCT